TTTAGGACGTCATGCTCCAAAATTGCAAGCTGGTTTATATTATAGTCCATCTCGTAAAGTAGGTGTTACAAGTGAAGGTGAAAGAATTACAGCTTTACCTATTGATTCACTTGATAAAGTAAAAGATGCATTCCAGGGCTACTATGATTATATTGAAGATTTTATTGAGGATATGAAAAAAGTATTCCCGACATTAGGTGATGATTGGGGTATTTACATTCCTGAAGTCAAATATCTATCACCTGAACCACTTGTAGATTATAAAAATTTAGCACTTGCTGATTGGAAAAATGTTCACTTTGTAGGTGATGCCTTATCAGCTCGTGGTATTACAGTTTCAGGTGCTCAAGGTACTTATGTAGCAGAAGATATTTTACAACGCAAGAAAAATTCAGAATGGGTTGAACATGGAGATCTTATAAATTGGTAAATAAACGTTATGGCAAAAGAAAAATTATACGAGTACAGAAGAATGAGATCGCAAGGTGCGTATCATCATTTTGTTAAAATGCAAGGTGAAGAAAACTGGAAATACCACAGTTGGGATGGGCCTGCTATTGAACCTATTGAAGGAGAAGAATGTAAATTAAGAAAAGCTTGGTATTTAAATGGTATTGAATACGATCAAGAAAGTTACAAAGAAGCATTAAGCAATCGTGAAGGGCTTCCTTGGTACAAACAAGCAGGTGCTAATGTGAGACACTAAGTATGAGGGATTTAACAATTGAAGCTCAACCTTACCAAGGTGAGCGACACGAAAAAGCTTGGGGACACGAGTTATGGATCATTAATAATAATCTATACTGTGGCAAGCTTTTAGTGTTTAAAAAGGGAAAACAATTTTCAATGCATTTCCATTTACTTAAAGATGAAGCCTGGTATATTTCAAAAGGTGAATTTACTTATAAGTGGATTGATACTGAAACAGCTACAGAGCATGAAACTCATGTTAAGGAAGGTGACTGTATTCACTTAATGCCAGGACAACCTCACCAAATGTTGGCTCTCACAGAAGGAGCCACTATATTCGAGGTATCAACACAACATTTTGATTACGATAGTTATAGAGTTAAACCAGGAGCATCACAAGTATGAAAATAGGTCTTTGCGGAACAATGTCAGTAGGTAAAACAACGCTTGTAAATGCGTTGCAAGAAGTACCTGAATTTAAAGATTATACAACTAGAACAGAGCGTTCTAAGGAATTAATGGCAATGGGCATTCCATTGAACACTGATTCAACAGTTAAAGGTCAAGCAATATTTTTAGCTGAACGTGCTAGTGAATTAATGCAAGAAAATATCATTACAGATCGTACTATTATTGATGTAATGGCTTTTGCTAAGTGTTCCAAATCTATGAATTATCTTGAGGCACAGGATTTTTGTGATTTTGCTGCTAACATGCTTCACGAGTATGATTATATTTTTTATGTATCTCCTGAAGGAGTAGAAATTGAAGATAATGGTGTTAGAGAAACTGATGCTGCTTATAGAAAAATGATTGATGAAACAATCCAATTATTAACTAATAAGTATATTCATAAAATTAAAAACCTTAACACTTTATCAGGCACTACTGAAGAACGCATTGAGCAAATGAAAAAGGTACTTTTTTCGTGATATTTATAACAAAAATACTACGATGAAAAAATCTGAGTTAAAAGCATATTTACGCGAAGAAATTATTTCTATGCTATCTGAAGAAGAATCAGCTAAGGATATTCAAGATAAAGCTAAGGCACAAGCTGAATTAAATAAGGAATTAGAAAAAACTAAAAAGTTATCTTCTGATCTTATGGAAGAAGAAGACGATGTTGAACCTAGTGATACTGAAATTGCTAAAGGAGATTCTGTTTCTAAAATTGCCAACAAATTAGGTGAGACTACTAACGAGATGAAAAAGTTAGTTAAAAAGTATAAAAATGCTGAAGAACCAGAAAAATCAAAACTTTTAACTCGTTTAAAAGAGCTTACCAAAATAAAGAAAGAACTTGAAGGACTTCTTTAAAAATATTCAAACACTACTTATTGTAGTGTTAGTGGTTATTATTCTCTTTATGCGTAGTTGTGATGGGGGTAATGATCCAATTGAACCTAAGGTTATAACTAAAGTTGAGGTAAGATACGACACAATTGAGACCATTAAGGAAACCTATGTTCCAAAATGGAAAATTAAAATTGTAACAGAAATTGATACTTTCCAGACACCCATTGATACTGTAGCTATTCTAAGAGATTATTATGCTAAATATTTCTACTCAGATACTCTTCAAATTGATACTGTAGGATATGCTATTATAAATGATACGATTACTCGTAATACTATTTTAGCAAGAGATATTAGAACAAATATTTTAATTCCTACAACTACAATTACAAAAGAAATCTATTTAAATAATAGAGAATTTTATTGGGGTTTAGGTTTGCAAGGAAGAACAGACCAAATAAACTATTTAGGCGGTGAATTGTTATATAGAAATAAAAAAAGACAAGTATACGGTTTTGGACTAGGTGTTAATCAAGATTTCCAACCAGTTCTATCAGGCCGTATGTACTGGAGAATTGGAAAATAATGGCTGATCAGGATTTAAAAGCAATAATTAGACAGGAATATTTAAAGTGTGCTAAAGACCCAGCTCACTTTATGAAAAAGTACTGTCACATACAACACCCACAACGTGGCCGTGTTATTTTCAATTTATACCCTTTTCAAGAAAAAACATTACGTTTATTAAGAGATAACCCATACTCGATTATTCTAAAATCAAGACAGTTAGGTATCTCAACTTTGTCTGCAGGTTATTCTTTGTGGTTAATGTTATTCCATAAAGATAAAAACGTACTTTGTATTGCGACAAAGCAAGAAACAGCCCGTAACATGGTTACGAAGGTAAAATTTATGTACGACAATTTACCTTCATGGCTCAAAATTGATGCAGATGAAAATAATAAACTTTCACTGCGATTAAGTAACGGTTCCCAAATTAAAGCAACCTCAGCAAGTAGTGATGCTGGTCGATCAGAAGCCGTTTCTTTGTTACTAGTGGATGAGGCCGCGTTCATTGAGAATATTGGTGAGATTTGGGCCTCAGCACAACAAACCCTAGCAACTGGTGGTGGTGCGATTGTATTATCTACTCCTTATGGTACTGGTAACTGGTTCCACAAAACATGGGTCTCAGCTGAAAATAATGAAAATGATTTTATTCCAATAAAATTACCTTGGTATGTTCATCCTGAACGAGATGTCTTTTGGAGAAAACGTCAAGATGAATTGCTAGGTGATCCTAGATTAGCAGCACAAGAATGTGACTGTGATTTTAGCACCTCAGGTGATATTGTATTTTATTCTGAATGGATTGATTTTATCAAAGAAACTACTATTCAAGATCCAATTGAGCGTAGAGGTGTAGACCAAAATTTATGGATTTGGGAAGTAGCAGATTATTCTAGAGAATATATGGTAATTGCTGACGTTGCTAGAGGTGATGGTAAAGATTTCTCGGCATGTCACGTAGTTGATATTGCAACTAATACACAAGTTGCTGAATATAGAGGTCAATTACCACCTAAAGAATTTGGATATTTTCTTACAGGTTTGGCTACAGAATATAATAATGCAATGTTAGTAGTAGAAAATGCTAATATTGGTTGGGCAACATTAGATGCAATTATTGAAAGAGGATATCGCAATTTATACCATTCACCAAAATCTGACCAATTAACAGCAGATTCATATTTACGCGTATACGAAGGTAACAGCGAAATGGTCCCTGGATTTACAATGTCAATGCGTACTAGACCATTATGTATCAATAAATTCCGTGAATTCGTTGGCGATAGGTCAGTAACAATTCGTTCAAAACGTTTGTTAGAGGAAATGAAAGTATTTATTTGGAAAAATGGAAGACCAGAAGCTCAAACAGGTTACAACGATGACTTGGTTATGTCATTTGGGATTGGTATGTTCCTACGAGATACGTCGCTCAAGTTTCAACAGCAAAGTTTAGACTCTGCTCGCGCAGCGTTGGGTGCAGTTAAATCAAATAAAACTAG